CCCCCCCCTGCGTGCGGGCTCAGAGGCCCGGATATTGCGTCTAGACCGACGGCTCATCGGAGGCACTCGGTTTTACCGGTTCGGGGGCCGCCCCGGGAGCCGGCGTCGGCTCCGGAGGAGTCGGGTCGGCAGGACCGGGATCAAAGGTCTCCTCGTATGGGGAGGCCCATTCCTCATCTTCCATCTCGAAATCGTCGGCTTCCTCGAAAGACTCGTTTTCTACTTTACCCATTGCCTGCCTTAGTAATTCGGAACGAATGAGATTCCGGATTTTGTCATCTTGGGTAATCCGCAGACTTGTCTTCTGCATGATTTGTTCCCCGGTATTGAACTCAGTCTTACGGGGACGGTTGCGATTGAAAGGCCACAAATTGATAAGCATGAGACACCTCAGAGAATGAAGGACGAACCGCGAGCCGCGACAATGCGGCGGGCCACGATCTGGTGACGGATCGCGATATAGAGCGTGTCGGCAGGGTCTTCACCGTCACCCTGAAACTGGAAAGGATCACGCACAGGCTGCGCTTGAACGAAACCGGCATTCAATGCCGCGTTGTTATTGATGCGACGTGCGAAATGCCAATCGTCGAGATACTGACCGGCGCGGAACTTGCCATGTACCTGAGACTCTGCGCGGCGGTATTCGTCGTAACGATCCTGAAAACCAAAAACACCATCGGGATCATTGTGATCAGCAACCACTTCCTTGTTGAGAACGGCCTGTTGACCAATGTGCTGCAACTCTTTCTGGAAGAAATCCTCTTTTGTACGACGGTTCCAATGACGGAAAAGACCATCGGGATACATGGTCTGAGGAACTACCGACATCACGGAAATGATGTAGCCGTGTTCTTCGAAGAACTTGCGATAACGATTAGTGCGATTTGCGCCAATACCATGACCACCGAAAGCACCGGGAAGCGGGAAAGGCGCGGTATCGGTTGCATCGACCGACGTAGACAACACCTCAGAGAACTGCAAATTGGTGCGACCACCACCTAGGTACTCGGGTCGTTGCAGGCGGGCGTCGGAGGAGCGAACACCAAGGTAACGGAGGTATTCGGTATAGCGGGAACCATAACGAGCGCGTGCCTCCTGGAATCGCTGAATTGACAACGCAAGGCGTAGATCGTTGACAGAGGCGGCAGTTGCTGTAGTGAGATCCACATCCACATCACCAGTCAGACGAAGAGCGGTGCCAGTGGCAATCGTGCCAGTAGCAAGATCAACAGATGCTTGACCACCAGTATCGGCTTCACCACGAACGATATTGAAGAGACCGCCGACACCATCGGCTTGCCCACCTTGAAGAATGGTGGCCGTGCCCGTTGCACTTGTGCCAATCGGGATTAGGACATCGGGACCTTTCTGCTCCCAAGGACGACAGGTAGTGAAATAGTCTTTTTCCCAATTCACATACATTGCATTGGGGTAGGGCGTTGCATCGAGGCCGTCTGCTTTCGAAATAACAATCGGAGTCTGTAGGTCCTGATCGCGGTAAAACTCATTCCAGATCAAGCACAAACCACGAATGGGAAGAACATTGACTTCTGAGCCGGCAGCAAACGGGGGAATCCCCAAATTATCAAAAATGAAATCGCCAGTACCTTGAACGGGAACCTCGAACGTCGGAAAAACAGATGCATCCATACCATCGGGACCGCCAGTAATGAACGCTTCCCAGTTATCCCAGACGAGACGATGCGGAACGAAGAAATGACGAATGTCGATGCGTACAGGGTGCATCGGAGGAGTGGCCAACGGAGCAGCGCGAACTAGTGCCTGTGCGGCATGCTGAACGGTATCACCGGGAAGGACCTCAGTAACACCAATAGGCAGGAACGTACCCATGCGAGTAGTAGTGAGCTGGGTATGCGAAAGGTTGAACTTAGAGCGTTTCATGTCTTACTCCAAAGATGCGTTGACGGGATTCTGCGTTGCGTAACTTCTGCTTTAGCTGTTCCTTCAAAACACGATTGTCTCCTACCGGATCATCCGACCAAAGAACCTCGAACTTTTTATATTCCGCTCTAGCCACCGGCGAGCGGCTAAGCAATGCGGACACGACTTCCTTGTCGCCCAAGTGTTGCCGTAACGCTGAGCGCGCCGTAACGAAACCTTCTTCTTCAAGCTCATTTCTGACAAACCTCGGGACAGGGTATTCACGACCTAGAACACGAAACGTATCCGGGATAAGTAACTCGCCACTAGGAAGAGGCGTAGAGCGAAGGATAGCTGTGCGGAACTCATCGATTGCGTAACTTCCAATTGCAGGCTTAGTGGACATAACCGCAAATTCAGGGAGGCGACGAAGATCAATGAGCGCAGGAGATTTTTCAGATTTAAGAGCGTATTCCACGCAGTAGGTGATCGATGCAGACTCAACGTCACCGATATGACATGCGCCATGTTTCCAAGTCTCCTTTAACGACTCTTGCGACGCCTCGGCGCCGAACGCGAGGACGTGGTAGTGCGGGCGGCCTCTTTTTTCTCCGTATTCGCCAACGGCGTAATATCGAAATTCACCGTAATTTTTCCGGTAGCGCTTGAAAAAATTCTGAAGGTCGGGTTTGAACAATGTGCCTGATTGGTTGGCAACCGATACCAGGCTAGAAATGCCTCCCAGTTTGGAAATTTTTGAACCACTTGGTAAACGGGGTTGCCCGGGAGCAAGGATTGTTGGGAGTCGCTCATCTTCATACGTTAAGGTCCAGAATTGGTTGATTGGGTGGGAAGCGGCTTCCAGTAATAACCTAGAAATCCAATCCCGCTTTTTATTAATTCTACAAAAAAGACACTGCCCACAGGGGTGGACAGTGCCTTTAGTGGTCACCATGCTTTTGCAGAGCATGACGTTAGTCCCTAGAAGCGATATCCGATGCGCTGCACGCGCGCAGTGCGCAGACGACGCCCACGGCGTACAGGACGGCGAGAACCACGAGGACGACGTGAGAAGCGAGAACGGCGACGATATGCCATGACACAATAACTCCTATGGTTTGCGATAACGACGTAGGGCCCGGTTGAACTCTTCATCATTCGCGGGAGGGCCGTAAGACCCGCGAGAAGAACGCTCCAGCCACTTCTTCAATTGAGAGAATGGCCTTTTTAGGGTGATGACGTCAAGAGGAATACCGTAATGTGCCGAAATCTCCCTAGCCATACTGAACAATTCCGAAGGTTCGGAATTCTGTGAATAGCCAAAAGGGACGGGGATCCTGCGACCAGTTGCTGGATCCACTAGGGTCTCGACTGACGGCTGCGTTCCCTGAGCAACACCACCGCGATGCGAGGTGACCTTGTTAGGGCTGACCTCAAAATATCCAGCATTGTTGGCCGCGTGGTCCTGCGGGTTTGACGCTGTAGAAACCATCGAATTGCGGCTTTCTCTGACGCGCTCATCTTGGGAAGCCCTGATCTGTTCATCGATCCAAGAATTCTCCTTTTCCATTCGTTTAATCTGCGCTTCGCGCAATTGTTGCTCTTGCGCGTTCTGGATTGCCTGAGCCTTAGCTGCCTGCTTGCGCATTGACATATCACGGTTGAACTCATCTTTACGCATTTTGTTTTGCTCGAAATCAGCAGCGATGCCCCGAAAATCAGTACCTACGGGCATTGGAGCGCCAGAACTACCGATGTTGGCTCCTAGTGCTGCGAGCGGGTGAAGGCCAGCGGCTTTAGCGGCCTCAACACGGCCGAGGAGGCCGTGGTAATTCTCCGCGCGGGCTGTCTTGCCCGCTTTGCGGTCTGCAGTGTTGCGTTGATACATGCCGATTGCAGAGTCGACGGCTTGTGCTACTGCTGCCCACCAGCTCATGTGCATTGCTCCTTTGACTTGGGGACGCCGCGGGAGCCGGCGCCATTGGTTTGCCTGGTAGCGAAGAGGACCTCTCTTCGGATAGTGCGTCTAGCACAGGTTACGGCCCTTGGGAAGGGCTCTGTTTCGAACGTGGTCCACGGCTTCATCCGGGCTAGCGCCCGGGCTGGTACGTCCGGCGATCGCCGGTTGTTAAGAACCCGTAAACGGGTGTCACGGGGGACAGTACGTATCAAGAGGGGGCGTACTGTCCGGGAGGCCCACACAGGATGATCTAGCGCTCGGGCGCGTGTGGGGCTGTAGGAGAGGGGGTCAGACAAGCGATAGGAAGGGCGCTTGCGACGGGGGGGGGGGGGGGAGTAGCTCCCCCCCCTGCGTGCGGGCTCAGAGGCCCGGATATTGCGTCTAGACCGACGGCTCATCGGAGGCACTCGGTTTTACCGGTTCGGGGGCCGCCCCGGGAGCCGGCGTCGGCTCCGGAGGAGT